GCTTTTCAATATGGTGATTTACCTACTAAGACACCTATATTTTGGAATGCCGCAACTAGAGGACAATGGGATGCAGTGTTAAATGAATTAAGAAACTTTGGAGATAGATACCCTACAAGAAGAAACAAAGAAGCAGATTATTTACAAAAATTCTTAGACCCTATTTTAGATAAAATGGGAAGGTCTGAAGGGGCTGCTGTAGAACAAGCATTTGCCATTAAAAATAATACTAATTAATACTATTAACAAACTTAGTTACATCTTCTGCTAAGTCATCAAACATAAATTTAGTTTCTTGAGTAAGGGCCACTAAGATATTAGTGTGCTGATATTTAGGATATTTTTCTTTCAGAGTTTCATAAAGTCTTTTATGATTAACTGTACTATAGTCTAGTACCAATTCAAAATCTCTGTTAATCCCTACATTAAATCTCCCCACATCAATTAGTAAATCATATTTTCTTCGGATTAGGTTCTTTCTTTGAATCTTCATTTTCTTTTACCTCGACAGCTATAGAATTTAAGAGTTGATTAACTTGATTCCATGGTAGTGTGGATAAGAAATTAACTATTGCTTGTATTAGTTTTTGACTGATTTCGTATTTTGGCATCTCTGCTTTTCTCCTTTTGAGTTTGTATGTTTCTTAATTCTTCAGTAATAATTGCAGATAAATCATCATGCAAAACTTTTAAGTAACCAAAGAAATTTGTTTTAGTAGATATCTTTACATATCCTTTATCTTTTACTTGCTTAGATTCAAATGTATCTAAAGACAAAAGTAAATCTCCTGTGAACGGGTCTTTAAGTATTCGCATAGTTATAGTTATTTACATCCATTAAATCTTTTATAGGAACTAACCAACCCCATGATGTGTTACTATCACCTCCTGGTGCAGACCTATAGTTATTATTCTTAATCATCATTTTTAATTTATCTGTTTCTAAAGATATAGCAAAGCAAAAATCTTTACCTTTATAAAAATTGATAGTCCAATATTGTGATTGTGTTTTTAATATTCCACTATCTTTACCTCTACTTCTGTATTCACAGTAATGATTACCACTCTTAATCCATTTATCTATTTCTGATTTAACTTCAACCTTATCACCTTCTAGTATTGTACCTATTATACCTTCACCTTTTTTACCTGTAGCTAAATCGTATTTAAAATCTGAGTTATGTTTCAATTTAATTTCTTCCTCCAATCATCTAAGTTAATAATATTTGCTTTTCCATTTTCCATTTCCTCTAATTTTGAAACACCCAAGCCTATTTCATATACCATATCGGGGTCATCTAGTGCTATCTGACATAGACCTAATGCAACTTTAAAACAAATATCTTTTTGTTCTGTATCTTTAACATAACTTCTATCTATGCCACAAATAAATTTATTCTTTTTTCCAAATGGTTTTACAATTATAACCACACTATCTTTATCTAACTTAACTTGTTTAATCATGTACTATCTCCTTTGGTTTATTTACTTCTGCATACCAATAATACTTAGGGTTTCTGGCCTTAGATTGTTGTTGGGGCAAGTATTCAATAGTATCACCCCAACATTTATGTTTATAAGGACAATAAGAACAGACAGTACCTAAAACTTTATTACCTGTTTTCTTTTGATAAAATGATTCTTCTTGTAATTCATAACATCTTTCAAAAGGTTTATCTTCCATTAATGCTTTTACATTATGGTGTACCTTTTCTAATGCTTTCTTTCTATACTCTGTATCATCTTCGGGAGGCTGACTAACTAACATTTCACCTGTAGCTTTGTTGACTACAATCCAACCACCAAAGGGTTTACCTGTAGCCTCTGAGTATAAATATCCTTGTGATAAATATCCAAAGACATCATCCTCTGCTATCTTGTGAAAGCCACCACCACTTTCTCCAAACTTTTTTTCAAACGCAAAAGGTGAAGCAGATTTTATATCGTAAACTTTATCATCTATAATAATATCATATGTGCCTTTCATGTCAAAAAATTCTGTATTTAATTTTACTTTACCTTGAACACCATCAATCTTTGATTTAACTGCTCTCAGTAACATAACTACAACTGCTTCTATTATATCACCAAATAAATTTCTTAACTTAAAATTATAATTTTCATAACTAATAATACTATCTTTGCCCGAATACTTTTTATCCATCTGTAATTGACATAGTGGTTTACCTATGTTAGACATTCGGATTCTAAACTCTGATTCTCTTTTGTCTGTAAATTGTTTTCTTATTGCTTGTTCACATTCTTGTTTAAACTTTTCTATAATAGGTTTAGGTATAGCGACAGGCTCTCGTTGAGCCTGTGCTAAAAATGATTTTACTTCTTCTAAGAAAGTCAAGCAGTTATTTCCTTCATGATTTCGTCATCAAGAACATCTTCTGCAGTCACTTCGCTTTTCTTTGCTTTACTATGCTCTGCTTTGACATAATCATTTTCTTGTTTTACATACTCTAAGAAATCTTTTAGTATTCCTTTATCAGTATCAGAAAATTTTACATCTTTATTTGCATCTTTAATTTTTGCAGTAAAGTAAGTTACACTACCTTTAGTATGTTTTTCTGTTCCATTAAAATCTAAAACAGTATTGTACATAATTTTATTTCTTTTAGATAGACTTTTTAATTGGTCACCGATAGGTAAAAAGTTTACACCTCTAACTCTGTATAGGACTGCCTCTTCTGTAATCGTGACATCTTGCCCTTTAGAGGTTTTACCTTTTGCAGATACCACGCCAAATACATTTCTATAACAAGTAACCTTATCCTGTTCTATTTTAGAAGCAGGGTCTAGGTCCTCTCGTAATGCTTTAGGTACACTACCACATGCATCAGTTCCATTTGTATCGGGTTTGGCATCGGACCAACTCGTGAACATAACAGATTTATAATTGTTATCTTCATTCTCTTCATCGTATTTATTATATTGGAAAGTATTTAGAAAGGGTCTAAATGATACTTTCTCTGCAAAGACAAGTCCATGTTTCTGACTGTCTATTTTATATAGACCTCGTTTTATCAGATTACCTTCACTGTCTTCGGTGTCGTAGTTGATTGATAGCCTTGATAGAGAAGAGCCACCCGACTCTACGTCTTGACCTAACATAGCCATCACTTTATCGTTGGACATATTATCTATATCCGCTAGTACTTCGTTTGACATATAATGCCTCCTTTGTGTAAACTCATTATAGCATTAAACTGTGGATAAGTCAAGCCAATTTATACCTTTTTTTATCTCAAAGTCTAATGGAACATTTAACTCACAATCATATCTATTTAGTAGTGAGTCTTTTACATTACTAAATCCTGTCTTTATAACACTAATAACATGATGTATTTCATCGGGATGTGTATCTAATATTACAGAATCATGAACAGTATTTATAATTAAACTTTTCATTTTTCTTTTTCTCAGTAACTCCCAAACATTAATACATGCTATTGGTACTATGTCTGCCGTAGCAAACCCTTGGACAGGATAATTTTTTATAGCCGTAGCTTGTGTAGTAGAGCCGTCTTTTCTTCTATAAACATTTGGAAAATAATATTCTCTACCACTAGGTAGTTTTACTATCTTTGTTTTGTATGCTCTATCTTGTAACACTTGATGCCACTCTGCAATCTGTGGATATTTTTTTAAAAACTTCTCGTAGTATTCTCTTTCTTTTTTCTTACCCATCATGCCACCATACAAAGGTTTAAATGTATGTGCCTTTGCAGTTTGTCTATCACATCCTATAACATCTGCCGTATACTGATGAACATCTATACCATCCTCTATATCTCTCATACCTTGTTTATCTTGTGCTAAAAATACAGCAGTTCTAAATTCTAACTGAGCAAAATCTACCTCTAGTATTTGTCCATTTTCCCACCTAGATTGTATAACTTTTTTTACAGGAAACTTATCACCTCTAGGCATGTTTTGGAAATTAGGTTTAGAACTAGATAGTCTTCCTGTAGCAGTTATGTGTTGATTAAAAGAAGGGTGTAATATATTATCATGATTAGTATTATCTCTTATACCTGTTATAAAAGTATTAAGATAAGTTTCTAATGCACCAAACCTAACAATAGAATCTACAAACTCTTTTAATGTACCTTCAGCATAAATACCTATTCTATTTAAAGTTTCTTTATCTGTTTTAAAACCACCTTGTGCCACATCTTGTACACTATTAGCCTTCCAATTAAATCCTGCTTTAGCTTCGGTCTCAATAAATAACATACCTTCACCTTTACACTTAGGACACTTAGATAACTTAGCAAAAGGACTACCATCTTTTTTTATTTTTCTGACATGCCCTACGCCTTTACACACATCACATTGTTGTGCTATTGTTTTATACATAGGGTCTGTGTATTTATTTACTAACTCTTGAAATGCTCTATCTGTCATTCTAGGTCTTCTCTTAGGTCTTCTCGTTCTTTTATCTATACCTATATTAAACATACTTGTCCAAATATTTTTGTCTTGTACTTTTCTAGAGTAAATTACTTTAGACAAATCCTCTGTAGAGGATAGATTAATCTTTGTATCACCCATAACTTGAGCAATAATTTTTTCTATCTTACTTTTTAACTTGTAGTATTCTTGTGTTAATTCTTTCTCAACACTTTCTAAGTCTTGTAAATTAATATAGTTTCCATTACATTCCATATCTATTAACACTTGTAGAAAATCATTCATCAAATCTCTAGTTGGTAATAGTCCTTTGTTTGCAGGTAAATTATAAAATCTTACTTGTGTAAGATATAACTCTTTAGTTATTTTAACATCTTGCCTACCATAAGTTTCTAAATGTTCTATTGGAATTTCATCAATACCATATCCGTCTTCCATATATGTAGCTAGTATATCAGATTTTAAACTAATGTTATGTCTTCTACAACATTCTTTTAGAGACAATGATTTATCTTTATTACCTCTCATAATAATATACTCTGCTAACATTGTATCATATAACTTACCATTGTATGTAAATCCAAACTCATACATCCACGACATATCAAATTTTAAATTATGTCCTATGATTAAATCAGATTCATCTAGTATCTCTTGAACTCTTTGTTTATTTTGTTTTATCTGTTCTACATCTTTAACATCTTTATGATAAAAGAAATAGTACTCATCATTAATACCAATGCTTACTAATCTATTCTCATAGTTAAAAGGTGAAGGGTCTCCTTCGTTACTTACTGTAGTTTCTATGTCTAGTGTTGTTATCACTTATTGTCCTTTCTATGTAAATGAAGTGAATTGTGATAAGGTGGGAACTAATCTTACTTCGAACTCACCATGGTCACCTGTTAGTTTATTTTTAGAAATAGTTATCTGTCTTACACATGCTTCGCTAGGGTCTTCTCTACCCTCATCTAATTTTCCTATACCTACAATAACATCTGCCTCCGCAGCTTTGCCTGTCTTAGAATTTGCCATAACATTAAAACTTAATCTTGTTCTACCATGAGCCTCTGCTGATGCTTGAGATAATCCTATTACAAATACATCATGCCTTTTAGCAATCTCTCTAGCCTGTCTATATACTTCCCCTAATTTTTCATGGGATGAATTATATTTACCTGTCACATTAACTTTATCTAATTGGTCTATGATTAATATATCTACATCATGTTCTTTACAATAAGTGTTTAAGTCTTCCATATTCATATCAACACTATCATGGGTATAGATATAAGATTCTATTTCTTTCCATTTATCTTTAGCTAATTGTCTACTACCATTTAATATCTGCCTTTTGGTTAGATTACTACATGCATTTAACATTCTCATTTGTGTACGGATAGCAGGTTCTTCATTGCAAAATATGTGAACATTCTTTTTTTGCCATGCAAAGCCTCCTTCGTTTGCTACCATGCTAACCCAAAAGGCAGTCTTGCCACTCTCGGGTCTAGCAAAGACAATCATAAAATTACCTTTACCAATACCCTCGGTAGCGTTTTGTAGTGCATGTATATTAAACTTAAACTCTCTTTGTTGATTGACTGCTTCTATTATTTCATCAACATCTCTAGTAACTGCAGTATCATCTACTGTATCAAAATACTCTTCGTCAATAGTTTCTAAAAATCTTTGTACTTCTTTAAAAGAATGTTCGCTAGGATTGTTACCAATAGATATACATAGCCTTGACATCTCGTCTGCTTTAGCTGATTTGTACATACTCTTAATAGCATTTTCTACAACGCTATCGTTCATGTCTTGGATATGTTCTATCCTACTAATTAAATCTTTAATATTTTTTTGTGCTTGATAACTTTGATTAGCAAAGTATGTTTCGAAATAACTGATTCTTAAATCAGCAATACTTATCTCTTCTATCCCAGGATTGTCTTCGTATATTTTAGAGATAGCTTTGTATATATCTCTACCACCATTTGTAAAGAAAGAATCCGATACAATCTTTTTAACTCTGTCAAATACATTCTTTTTTAAAATTATTTTTAAAACATATAATTTTAAATTGCCGTCTTCCATGATACCCTTTCTATCTTACACATGTAAGATTTAATACTTTAACTCCAATAATCTAGCTTCCATTTTACATTTAGCTATCTGTAATTCAGTAAGATTATCTGTGTCACATTCTACCTTTGTATCTTTGATAGGTTCTAACTCCTCTATAATTATTTTATTTTCTTTATCTTTGTTAAAAGAAAATGAACAAGAACTAATAAATAATAATAATATTAGTAGTCTCATATTTTATTTATTACACTCACTATAGGTTTATCTTCAAATGTTTCTGCATCAAAATATTTTTCTCTATGTACTCCACTTTCTTTTAGTAGATATTTAGAAGAATCTAATATTGCATTTTCATTTGTATAATTACTATTGTACTCCATAATGTTTCCAAAGTCAGAGCGAAATCCTGTCTCGCTAAAAGGTAATTGATACTCTTCTAATCTTTTTGAAGAGCATATTGTTACGCCTGTATTCTTATCTTTTTTATCGGGTTGGTAAGTGTTGTCTGTGTTATCACCTAAGTCATGTAAAGATTTATTTTCATAAGTAAGATGATACATAATTGTAGGCTTGTTGTATATATCATCGTACCTCTCTTTA